TATAAAGCATGAGTTCCAGCTTTAATAGAAATCCAATCCTTTTTGGCTTCGGTCGCGACATCACTGATAGACGGATGTTCGCCTTTGGCTTTACGCGCATTTAGTTTTTGTTTCACTAGTTCTAACCAGGTAATTTGTTTTTTGGCCATATTTATTATACAATTACTTTTTATAAAAAAGTATGACAAAAACCTACTTTTTATAAAAAAGTATGACAAAAACCTACTTTCTTCTAAACGCTAGTGTGTAAATGTAATTCAGTATGAACAATTTCGCGAACTGATTTGGTTTTATAATCTTCATACATTTCTAAAGCTTTATAATACCCAATAAACAACGACGCGATAACAGTCACTAGGTTATTGATTAGCATAAGAAAACTATCAATCTCAATCGAATACGCAACCCATATAACATTGGCTACTACGCGCAAAACAATAAACACCGCACTAAAATCTCGTGTAGATTTGGTTCTATAGGTTTTAACCATTTGTGGAATATTATAAACTAAATTAATAACGTTAGCAATGATGATGAGTACATTCATAGTGACTGATACATTTTGATCAAGTATAGTAAAATACATATCAACAAGCAGTAAACAGTAAGTTAATTAAAGTGTAGTAAAATCGTTTTATTATTTATTCTTTATACATATAAATAAATAAATGTCAGCACTCACCCGACTATTAATGTTATATTTAACCGTGGCGATATTATCGTTGGTGATAACAACACTATTTGCTTTTTTTGGTATAGGGTTTGATATATATGGGAATTATCTATTATGGTTTATAGCTTTAGCTATTTTATATTCGATATTGCCGAAAGAATCGGGGACGTTGTTTAATGGGTCCAACCCGGTATAGGGTCTAACTATAACATAGTGCTGCGTCTTTAAGTATAAATCAAATCAAAATATATTAACAGGTAAAATTGAAATAGAAATAACCGTATATAAGTAAATAACCAAAGCAACACTAACAAAAATGGAAAAGACCATTAATAAGAAAATAGAAACTCATCAGATTGATTTTAAAAATCAGATTAAAACATGGTTTGAAACACATAAGGCTTGTATAAAGACCATCGATGTAAATGGTAGCAACATTAACAATACAGATACAGATTTAAAAAGTGAATTTTTACAGTTTGTATTTGACAGCCCGAGTATAGCCTTTGATACAGAAGATTTTCAAAAAAAGCGAAAACGTATCAAAAATATTGTGGCGAGCGATAATTTGTGTATAGCAAAGCGGGCCAATGGACAGCAATGTACCCGTAGTAAAAAGCATGAAGCCGGGGATTTTTGTGGGACACATATTAAAGGCACGCCCCATGGTGAAATAAATACTAAATCAGATGAAAAAGGGAAAACAATGACAAAGATAGAAATTTGGGTACAAGAAATCAAGGGATTAAACTATTATATTGATAGCACCAACAATGTGTATAAACCGGAAGACATTATGTCCGGTAAGAAAAACCCGTCCATCATCGCAAAGTGGTCATTGTCAGAGACGGGTGTATATAAAATCCCGTCATTTGGTATTTAGCCCCCCAACCTTTTGGCCAAAACCAATTTAGATAAAACATATTACACCTTTTCGAAATGAAAATACACAAAGATAAGAAAAATAACGTTTACATTATTTTTAACATTTTTTTTAGTATTTTTAACATTTTTGTATTTTTAAATAAACTTTGACAAATTACCTGTCACAAAACCTGTTAATAAAATCTCTGGTGGGAAACAGTTCATTATGCGAGTACAAAGTACAACACGATCTTTACAAGATTCAAGAGGATAATCTTGCGTGTTTAATCCCCACTTCAATGCATTACAACAGATACTTTCTGTACGTAATTCAAAAGGAATTTCTTCGATCAAAAGACCATTTTGTAACAGTCGTTCCAACAGTGGTTGGTGCTCCATTTCAGTAAGTATAATTGCCTTTTATTTCTACTATAAAAGTATTTCAATTTTTTATGAATATGAGTTAAATAAAAAAGTAATAGATTTGGTTCAACATTTTTTAAAGGTTATTTATTATAATGACATCCCTATTTCAACCTCAAGACCAATTCAAACACATTATACAATTATTAACTTTAGAACATATTATACCTATCGAATTACAAGCATTAAATGGCTTAATGATACAACGAGAAAAGCTGTTAGACGATATCACGTATGATAAAATAAAGATGAATATACCTAAACTTAAACAATTTTTTTCATCCTCGTACATGACAGCTTTACAATCGCACGCTGATACGCATCAGAAATGGCCTTTATTGAATTTAATACGACAGTTGTTGCGGTACTACGACTATAAATTAGAACCTAAACGAATATGTGATGGTTACACGAGCGATGGCAAGAAAAAATATAAACGGATGTTTATTGTTGAGAAAAAATGAAGAATAACTAAAGCAATACAAATATTACTTAAATATAATTAGTTATATTTACGTAAATGATTAAATATATTATTGCTATCGGAACAGCAGGAATATTGATTTATTATATAAAGCAAAGTCAGCAGAGTAAAATACTAAATAAAGTTATTTTACAAGATGCTCAAACACAAACAGCAACAGTAGCAACAGTAGCAACAGTAGCAACAGTAGCAACAGTAGCAACAGTAGCAACAGTAGCAACAGTAGCAACAGTAACTCCACCCAATGAAACCAATCTACCAGACTTTATCACTGTTGATAAACCAGATTCAATTGAACCATCCACAACACCACCCCGTAGAACAACATCTTTTGCTAGTTTTTTCAAAGTTTTTTAGTTTTGTAGTTTTTTAGTTTTTTAGTTTTTCTATTATTTCCACCCATATCTTTTTTATTAGTTTTATTCCGTACAGATAAAAACGACTTGTAAAAATCCTTAACAAAGTGTTTAAATAATTTATAGTCGATCGCATAAGTTCCCCATTTGGTTGCCTTTAAAATCGTATTAAATTCTTCTGATGATATAGCTCGTACAATATCATCGCCTTGTTTTCTAGATGTGATGGGAATGGCAAATAAATTTTGCGTCATTGCATACTCGCCATTGAAATCATTATAAGGATAGGGATAGCGGCCGCTATTTATTATTACTTTGGCTACATGAAAATGACCTTTATTTTTAGTATTTGAATAACGTAGATTTATTTTATTACCATTGGTGATTGAACTTATTACGGGGTATTTAAAAACCACATCTTTAATTTCTTTGGTCTTGGAAGTAGAGTACGCTGTATCGTGAAGAATAGTTAAACTGTTTTTATTTGTATTATTATTATTTGTATTTTTTGTATTTTTTGTATTTTTTCCACTTACTAACAAGTGTTGTATCTCTTTAAATTTATAATTCGGTAGAAAACTTATTTTAGTCAAATCTATACTATGTTTTTCACCTACTTCGTCAATGACAATGGTATCTTTATTAGCTGGTGTGTTTTTCAAAACATATACATCTATTTTTGTATTTACATTAAACAGCTTTTTGGTGGCGTCTGCGCCATAAATATGTAAATACATCAACTGTTTATGGGTTAGCTTTGCCCATAAATTAGTTTTATTATCGGGACTTCGCCAGCCAGGCGGATGAATAAATGCCATATAGCCATCCGCATTTAAAAGGTCTAATGATTTATCAACAAATTTTGTCCATAAAGCTACCGTTTTTTTATTATTTTTATTTGTTTCTTCATTAAAGGGTAAATTGCCAATGATAATATCATACTTATGATCAAAACGATGTGTTAAAAAATCCGCCCCTACTATTTGTGCGTCTGTACCAAAAACAGTACGAGCGATTTTAACATTTTTAGGATTTAGTTCAGTCATGAACAACATTTGTTTTAAAATATGTTGGCTACGTTTAGTTTTATTGGGTATCTTTTTAGCTAGTCCGGTCATGAGACGATAAAAAACCAACATGAAAAAATTACCGATGCCACTGGCTGGATCTAACCATTTTAAATCTGGATTTGACCAAACATCGGTTGGTAATTGATCCAATAGTTCATCTATTAATGTAGGCGGAGTAAATACCTCGCCGAATTTATCTTTTTCATTTTCACGCACCGGTAAATAATCATTTATTTTTTCAAGTATTTCATTATAATTCATAGATGTTATAAGCATGGATGGCTTACTGTTAAAATTATAAGATATAATATACTTTGGCGGGCTTTTGAAAAGGCTTTTGAAAAGGCTTTTGAGAAAAGCCGGGCAAAACCCACGTAAAAAGGCTTTTGAGAAAAGCCGGGCAAAACCCACGTAAAAAGGCTGTCAAATCCTAAAGGGGGATTTGGCTCAACCTTTTCCAAAGGTTGGTTAGAGATACAACCTCAATATCTCATACAATTGGTCATAACACACTGGATCTCGATGTTCTACATGCGAGCAGTTGGTTTCGTGTATATGAAAACCATCATTCTCATCTAAATATTTCAATCCCAACAAATCCGACTGGTAGAGTTCTGTATCTTGAATCGGAATAACATTATATTCTTCATCATAAAAACTAAATTTAGCGCTCTCTGGCGGTATAACAGTTGTATCAAGAGAAGACCATATAGCTACAAAATTTACCAATGACATTAGATTGGTTTTTTGCTTGTCAGACCCAGTTGTTAAACGCTCATTATTTAAGAGTGGCAAATAATTACACTTTGCTAAATAGGTAGGTAATTCGGTTGGGTCACGCCAATAACCTGCTACTGACAAATGCGATTGAAAAAAGTCGCTGTACATATTTAGTGTTAACCCATTCTTAACCCCGCCATGGGGTGACACCAGTGTAATTAAATTATGAACAGGATAATTATTACACTGTTCTACATAGCCTCTGGCCAACAAACCGCCTTGAGACATGCCGATAAAATCAAACCCATTTTTAAGAGCATCAATAGTGTATAGTGTATCACATAGCATATCTAACTGTGTTGGCAAAGGCGTATATAAACTAGTACTTTCACCATTTCCGATTTCTATATTAAACACTGTTCGGTTAAAGGTATCACTAATCCACTCACTAAATTCTTGCATTTTCATAGAAGAACTAGCAACGCCATGTAAAACAACTACAGGTATGGCATTCATATTATACTGTCCATCATAATCACTGTTATCATTATAACTGTCATTATAAATTACATTATTGACAATAGGATATGACTTCACACATGTTGAATTGAAAGGAATCAATAACAAAATACATAGTTTTATTATAATCATTTGTCGTATGAATAATTATAATAGAGTTCATTATTTAAGTTAATTTATCAAAGTGTTAGCATACAATCGTACCATTAAATATTAAATATTAAATATTATATATTAGTTTTGCTAAAAATATTAATGGCGTCTTCAGTATGTGCCATATTTTCTAATTGTTGTTCCCTTTTTAATTGGTTCAATTGCTTTAAATGTACTCTCATAAATAAAGGAATATTGCTATCATCTATTTCGTCATCTTCATTCTTATCATTAGTTTCATTAGTTTCATTATGTTCATCAATAACGTCGTCATTCATGTGTTCGTTTGTATTATCATTATTATTGGCATTTTTAACAGTATACACAATGTTGGTTTCTTCATCTAATGGGGTAACAACCTTATAATTACAAAATTTACAATCTAACCAAGTAGGGCATTTGCAAAATTTATAGGTTTGACAGTGTAATTGTGATTGACATGGTTGTAAATCTTTTATAGAGTGTATTTCAATTGGTGGATTTTTAGTTTTATTATTAAATGCGCCATAAGGATAAGGAATACCGCTTTTTTCTTTACACGCATCTATAATAGGTATTATTGTTTTGCCATTACACGGGTTTATATTATATGTTTTATATAAATTATTATAACATATTTCACTTTTTAAACCATCATTTAATTGTGTCGGTACATCAGCACACAAGTTACATTCGGGATTCAAATAACTAGCAGTTTTCGATAAAATGATTAATGTCTGGTAATCTTTATACTTTGCAATGCCCTTGCTATTTTTACAATTGTTAATATCTATATCTTGTATATTATGATGTAAATGATTGTTGTCATGGTCATGGTCATGGTCATGGTCATGTGTTGGTATTGAAACATTATTCATTAAAAAATTGGGATTGATCATATTATTATATTCTACTGTATGAGTTCTGGCATATTTATATATAGTCTCACCATTTTTCTTATTATAATACTGATTAAAATCTCTCGGTTGGTCATTGGCAAATGTGCGAAATCTTCCCATACACTATACTAATATAATATCATACTTTTATGATATCATAAAGGATAACTAATGCCCTACTTTTTCCAAAAGTATTTTTGCCCTACTTTTTCCAAAAGTATTTTTGCCTACTTTTTCCAAAAGTATTTTTGCCCTACTTTTTCCAAAAGTAGTTATATAATATTATTACGTTCATATAATAATTCGAGTTCTAGAGAAAAACTAAAATCCATAAAATTAAGATCTACAATATTACCATATTTATCCAATAGTTTAATTTCTAGTTTAGTTATATTAACTGGACCATTATATTGTCGTATCTTTACTAGTGGATTGGAATCATTTTCGTCAATAATCATTGAAAACTTACCATTTAACAAAGATATTTTTGCTAATGTATATTGGTCAATACTAGATTTATCGAAACAAATAATATTAGTTTCATTATAATTGTACTGATAGTCATTTATACATAGATATATATAACGGTCACCTCCCG